ATGTCCCCGACTGCTCGCCTGCCCAAGTATTGCCGCCACAAAGCCCAGAACAAAGGCTACGTCACCCTTGAGGGCCGGGTGATCTACTTCCCCGGCGCGTGGGGCTCGGCCGAGTCCAAGGCCGGCTATGACCAGCTCATCGCCCGGTGGACGCTGAACGGCCGCCGCCTGCTCCAGGAAGCCGGCGCACCCATCCCAGCCCCCAACGCCTCCCCATCAGCTCCCGCCTCGCCACAGGCTCCCGTGGTCGCCGAGGGCTGCACCGTCCTGGAACTCCTCGACGCCTACCTGCCCTACGCGGAGGGGTACTACGTCAAGGACGGCAAGCAGACGACGCAGGTCACCATCATCAAGGCCGCGTTCCGCATCCTTCTCGCCCTCTATGAGTCTCTCCCGGCTTCCGAGTTCGGGCCCAAGAAGCTCGCGATCGTGCGCGATGCCATGATCGCCAAGGGATGGTGCCGGACCACGGTCATCAAGCACCTCTCCGCGATCAAGGCTGCATTCCAATGGGGCACCGAGCAGGAACTGGTCGGAGGGGACGTGTACCACGCGCTGCTCGCGGTGAAAGGCTTGCGGAAGAATCGCTCGGCCGCACGCGAGACGGAGGAAGTCCAGCCGGTTGAGCAGGAGGTCGTCGACGCCACCTTGCCGCATCTGTCTCCTACCCTGCAGGCGATGGTTCAAGTGCAACTTTTGACGGGGATGCGCCCAGGCGAAGTCTGCATGCTCCGAGGAATGGACATCAAGATGCAGGGAGACGTTTGGGTCTTTGAACCGATGACGCACAAGAACGCGCACCACAATCAGAAGCGTATGATTTGTATTGGGCCCCGGGCGCAGGCGATCCTCGGCCCGATGATCCGGAACCCGCAATCCTTCATTTTCAAGTCCGAGGAAAGCGACGGCTACACGCAGGCCAGCTACCGCCGGGCGATCACCCGGGCCTGTGAGCGTGCCCTGGTGTACCCGCCGCACTTGGCACGCATCACGATCACGCCCAAGGGCCGGAAGAAAAAGCCCCGGCTGGAGACCACGAAGGAATGGCAGAAGCGGCTGACCGAGGAGCAGCGGGCCGATGCGGCCGTCTTCCGCAAATCCCGCATCTGGCATCCCAACCAACTCCGGCACACGGCCGCGACGCGCATCTCCGAGCAGTTCGACCTGACGGCATCCCAGAAGGTCCTGGGCCACGCGAAACCCGATACGACGAGCATCTACGTCGCTCAAAACATCAAGCGGACGGCGGAGATTATGCGGCTGGTCGGATGAAGGGCAGCAAAGCAAAAAGAAGAAAGGGCTGCAGGGTGCGGCCCTTTTTATGCGCTGCATGGAAGAGGTATTTACCAGCCGCCGAGGGCGGCTTGGAGGTTTGACTTCGCCTGGTCGAAGCCGCGGCTCCGGGCCTGCTGCCGCTTCGTGAGCGGTAGGGGGGGCTGATGGGACTTTTGCGGGCCGTGCTGCATCATGCGGGCGATGGCCTCTCGGGACGTGAACACCTTGGCACCGACCTTGACGGTTTCGAGCTTGCCCGAGGCAGTCAGGCGGCGCAGCGTGGCGATGCTTACGGGGAGAATTTCGCGGACGTCCAGGACCGGGATCAGTTGCTCGTTGCTAACGTCAATCATGCCAGATGATCGGGCGAAACCGAGCGACTGATTTTCTCAGGTTTCGAACCGCGACAATCGCTTTTTTATTCGTAGAAACGCGGCGTTAGCCGTGGCGGGGGCTTGAGCCGGGGAGGGATACTGCTTTGCGCCCTGTTGGGCGAACCGCTGCAGTGCCTCGACGGAGGTAAATCGCCGCCCCCCGAGCCTGATGGATTCCAGTTTGCCCGCGCGAACCCAGCGGGCGAAAGTGGCCGCGCTAATCTTGGTCCCGGGCTTTGTCCCCGGCAGACGCTGGCGTGCATCAGCGAGGGAAATAAGTTGCTCTGAGGCGAGATCGATCATTGCATCCGCAAGAGTAAGGGCGCGGCTCAAATAAGTCTAAGCCGCGCCCTCGGGTGCTCTGTTCCTAGGTCGATCCTGCTTCAGCTCGCGGCCTGATTGGATTCCCCATCGAGCCATGTCCGGCCTTGATTCGCTTCTTCAATAAGCGTCTCGACTTTCCCAAGCATCTCCTCAAGAAAGGATCGGATGGTCTCAGGGTCAGATCCAGCGAGGACCGTCAGGGCAGCAATTGGAGTACGCCTATATTGACGGTGCCTGACCTCCTGCATCGAGAGATCGATGGAAAGTCCTTCGGCGTTATCGGCCCAGTAGGTAAACGAGTCGGTTTCGGTGACGAAACCCCATTCCTTCCCGACTGTCCGTCGCGCCGCGTTGATGTATTCATCAGCCACCACTGGATGCATGCCAATAAGGGGGCAAAGGATGCTGCGCAAAGTGCTGATTTGGCCTTCTGACCAATAGAAGTCGGGATGGCCATCGAGCGCCCGACCCCAGTGCGTATTCAGCCATTCCTCGAGTTGTTCCTTCTGCGCGGGCGAGATCGGAAAAATATCGCGATACGCGGCCTGCAGCTGGACCGGGGAGATTTCAAAACCTAATGCACGAGAGGCTTCCTCATCGTGAGGACTGCGGGAAGGGCTGTTCCGAGTCGGATCAGCAGCCAATTGTTCCCGCAGCCAAGTCCTGATTTTTCCGCGTTGTTCGACTGAGAGCTTCGCCATAAAGGGCAACCTCGCGTTCCGGAACCCCTGCCGCCCGAACACCATTCAGGAGGGAGGTTCCTGCTTTTTTCGCAGTTCATCCTGCGACGATAGAATGATCGGGCGAGATTGCGTCACTGATTTTGTTGCTGCTGTCCCTTCCAAAAATTTGCCCGCCGAACTCCCCAAGAAATATCCACGCAAAGACGTGTGATATTTTTTTCTGCTCACCCCTGTACTTCTCAGCGCAGCACGACAGGATAGATGGACCGCGTTCCATATTTCTGTTTTGAGGAGTCGCCCCGATGAAACTACGCACGGTTCTAAATCACGTCATGAGCGAGGAGGTTCGCGTTCGACCGGGCCGACCGATTCTCAGCGGCATTACCGGCCAGCCAGATTTCTCCGCCGCTTTCCTGATCGTCGCTCCACGTCATCAGGGCAAGTTCGCTCGCTGCATCCGCTTCTTAGCAGCGCCCCACAGGGCCGTTGCCGGCTTCGATGGCTCACGCGCCACCGTGATCGGGACCGGGGGGCAGGATGAACTCGTGGTGACGCTGATCGAGACCGCCCATCAAATCGTCTTCGATCGCGAGGCTCCCCGGATCATGATCAATTCGCCTGCCCGCTGGCCGGCGCTGTTTAAGAAACTTGCAAAGTAAACCGCTTACCTTTCACGGAGGAAAATCATGTCGTACCGCCACTCGTTCCATGTCGAAACGACCGTCAAGAACGGAAACCCCCAGATCGACAAGGTGCTCGCCGATCGCTGGCAAGAGGCTTGCGGTAAGGCCGCGTACCTTCGCGCCGCGTGCGAGGGAGTTGCCTTGCAGCTGGTGCAGGTTAAGCGGTGGAAGCGGGTGAGCCCGGCCCCGCCAAAGAAGGCCCGACGCCTGCCCGTCTCGCTCGCCGCCTGAAACACTATCCAATTCATGCCCGATCTATTGTGTGGATCAGGTATTACTTTTCTCTACTTTTTTGGAGGATTTTCTATGTCAGACCACCCTAAGCGTTATCACCTGGAGGTCTATGCCGGCGCGGCCGAGCACCCGATGGTCAGTTTCGTGTCTGACCAACCGTTCCTCACCATCTCCGTCGGGGATACATTCGAGACGCGGGCTTGGGAAGGCGCAAGTGACACGCCCTGGGAGGGCCCGGGTAGCGGGCGTGCCGTTCGCGTGACGAAGGTCGAACACATCATTTGGAACAGCCCAGGCGGCCACGTCTCGCACAAGCTCATGGTTGAAACCGAGCCAGTGAAATAACCACGACCCACATGAGCAAGACCAGCGGCCCCGTCCTCCCATGGACGGGGCCGCTTCCGTTGGGGACCTATCTTGGGCCCGCCATTGACCCAAAGAACGTGACAGACCCCCTGCGGACACTGACCGCTTCTTGGGCGGGCTGCAATTCCAGTATTTGCCGTTGTAGCGAGCTCAGGCCCTCATAAACCATCACCAGCTCCTGCTCTCGCTCAGCGAGCTTCCGGCGCAGGGTTGCGTTCTCTTCCCGTAGCCTGGCAATTTCGCCAGGCGAACAACAAGTCATCAGATGCCCTCCTCAAACAGGCTCATCCACGATGATCGGGCAAGTTCGACCCGCTGATTTTTCAGAAAATCTTCGGGCCGGGGTTCTCGTTTCCGATTCTTTACCCGATCTATAAGGCAGAGGGGGTACGGCATGCCGCACCACCGGGCGGCATGCCTGTGCCGCGTGATCGACGTCAACGCAAATCCCCTGGATCGGCCGCAGGCACGGCTGGTCCGGGGGATTTTTATTTACACACCATGCCTGCCCCTACCGACATCTCAGATCTGGTTACCTTTGGCGAGGAGACCCCGGAATCGCTTCCGGTCCGTCAAGCGCCTAAGGCCCCGAAACTGGACCGCGTTGCGGCCAAGGCATTTGCAAAGTTAATGCATCCCCGAGTCCACCCATCCTCATATGGGTGGATGCTCCCTAACGGGGAAAAGACACAGGTATCCCGCGAGCGGCTGCATCGTCACTTCGCCGCAGCCGCGCAGGCGAAATATGGGAGCGGTCATCCGGAAACTTCGGGATTTGTCCCCGAGCTCCGCCAGAAGCGACTGGCATCAGGTGAGACGCTGTACGTCAAAGGCAATTGGCGGTCAGACGATGGGCCCATTGCGTTGTTGCGGATCGATGTCGATGCGCATAACGGCCAGCGCGATGGAGAGGCGTTGCTCTCCTGGGCAACCCAGCGTCTGGGCCAAGGCAAGGTCATTTTGCCGACAGCCTCGTCCGAGGGCGGATGGAGCGCATGGGTATGGGCGACCGTACCCCGGTTTGTCGATCGCCAGACTGGCGAATTACGACCCTCCATGAAACTCAAAGATGCAAACAAGATCATTGATGACCTCCGGCAATCCCTCGCGGAGTTGGCAAAATCCGCAGGGTTCGAGGCGAAGGTGGAGGTCCAGGGGGGCTGGTTGCAGACTCATTGCGAGTATGACAAACACGGGCAGCCGCTGACGGATAAAACGATCCCGGATGGCGCTCTGCACGGTAAATGGGGGGCCAAGATTTCCGCGAAGTGGTTCGCGTCGATTGAGGCGGTTGAGCGGCTGGCCAATGCAAAGCTGTCCATTGAGTCGGCCTCAATTCAGTCCATCATCAGCGAGGCGGCCCCCCTACGTGCGGCGGCCAAGGCGAAAAAGCTTCGCCTGGAACGGCAGCTCAAGGACATCCTGGCGGGACGGTTGGATGGGGAAATCGAGTTCGAGGGAAAATCGTCAAAGCGTACGGTCCGTCAGCGGGGCAACCGAGAATCCTTCTACTCGCTGATGCGAGAGCTGACCGACCTGCAGGAAAAACACCGGACGGCTTGGCACTTCTGCAATTATGCGAGGCTGACGCTGAACATCATTACGAAGGGCAAGCTGATTGCCCGGCGGGGCGAGGTCTTCGAGTTGGCCCTCGAGCTATATGCTGAGAGCGGCCTTGGCTCTGGCGGCCGTACCCGCCGGCGGGAAGCAAGATTCTCCGGGGCATTGCGAAAGTTGATTGAGTGGTTCGATGATTCAAAAGTTAGCACGGGCACCAGCGGGGTACGGTTTGATATTGATGACATCATCGATACTGAGGGGCGATTTCGCGGCCTGTTTTCCAACGCTGAATTAACCGCAAGCAAGATCAGCCTTCGGGCCTTGGCGGTGGTGGCCTGTACTATGCGACTTAACACCCATCTGAACGCCGCGGGCGACTGCCCGACCCGTGCGATTCGTGGCATGCTGAAATACTGGCGTTTGCCCTATGACGGCTCCCTGGTCGCTCGTGCGATTGCGCTCCTGATCGCCAAGCAAGTCCTTAAGGTTGTGCGCGTCGCGTCCAAGGGAGTATCCCGAGCATATAGGGTGATCAAAACGCATCTGTTCGGGTTTATTGGCGCGCGTGGAGATGAGGTTATGGGTGACAGCCCTTCAGCCCATACCCCTCCGGGGCCGGGGGCTGAGGCTCCTCCCTCCGGGAACCCCATACATTCTTCCTCCGTAACTTATAGGGACGATGGGTGGCAGAATGATGTCTCGTGGGAAGCAGCCGACGGGCCAAACCCCGACGCGATCGGCGGAATTTCGGACGTTTTCGCGATTTCGGGCAGGAAAGCGGCCTGAGTGACGCGCCCTCGCTGCGCGCCGACCCTGCTTATGGTTTGTCGGGATTCATCCGATCTATCTTGCATCAACCGGGGGGATAAACCACATGCTGCACTTTTCTCGAAACGCCACGATTCTGCTGCCGGCGGACGTTGCACTGTTCAACGCGCTGGATCCGCGACCGGGCGAGGCCTCGAACATTGGATGCACAGTGGTGTCGCTCGACACCGGCAAGCTGTTGGACTTCTCAGACAGCACCTTCAAGACGACGCCCGCGCAGTCCTCTACAAACGTCGCCGCGATGCCTGGCTCCGCCAATGACTACCTTGTCCGCCTATCAACCGCCGGATACCCTCGGGGTCATTATCGGGCGCTGTTCCGGCAGGTCGTGACCGGCGAGGAATTCAGCATCGACTTTTCCGTCGGGCTCCATGTCATCCGCCGGCTCGCCCACGCTGCCGCTTACGACGGGGCCATCCTTACCCTCTCCGTGTGGGTAGAGGAGCATGGCGAAGCCCAGACAGACTATTCTGCCCTCAAGAATGTGATGATCCTCGATGCCTTCGGGTATCAACTCCTCGCCTTGCCTGACAACTCTTCACCATCTAACGGCGTCTTCCGGTTTCAACTGCCGATGACCATCGCTGCAGCCAGTTCCCACATCATCAGCTGCGAGGCCGTCGCGCCGGGGCCGGCGAACGATTATGAGTTTTCGTTGCGTTTCGCGATTACGCGTCCTTGAGGGGAAACCATGGGGGCCGATCGACGCAACTATCCGCCGCACCTGCTGACCAATGAGTCCGCTCCGTCCCTCTCGGCTGACCTTGACGCCGACGGCCACCGGGTCCTCAACGTTCCCGCCCCGACGGATGCCGCGGACCTCGTGCGCAAGTCCGACCTTGATGCGGTCGCCGATCAGGTGGACGAGATCGCTGCCGACCTGCAGCAGGAGATTGCCCAGGGGGCCGAGCTCGAGTTCGTCCAAGCTGAACCTGCCACGCTGTGGGTATTGACACACAACTTGGGCCGGCATCCAAAGGTCATCCTGGTGGATGGGGGCAATGACGTAATTGAGGGAGAGGTCGTCTTCATCAACCTCAACACGGTGCATGCGATGTTCAAGCCGGCCGTGTCTGGCAAGGCCTATCTGCGCTAACCCAGAGAAATCGCAGAACAAAAATGGCGAAGTCATCGCTGAATTGGCAATCATCCTAATAGCCATTGGGGGGAATCTTGACCGACACTGATTCACTGTTCTATCTGACCGTGCCGACCGAGGACATCGGGAAGCCACTATCCCAGCGCCGCTACCCATTCAGACCTGTGCACCCATCACAGGCTGACGCCGCGACTGTTCTCCGCGAGCGGGCCGAAGCAACGGCGGCCATCAATGAGGCCTTAATGGGGATCGAGAACATGGTGCACCGTTTCAGCTTCCGCGCTACGAAAAAAGCGAACCCCGAACACAGGCAAGATTTGGTTCAGCTCGCTCTCATCCACTTAACCAGATGCACACTCCCCAGGTACGACCAGTTCCGGGGATGCAAAGTGAGCACCTTTGTATTTAGATGTCTTGGTCGACACTTCGGCACGATTATTCGAGCCGAGTCCCGTCGGGAAAACTCGAAGGTGCTGGCCAGGCGTCCGAAGACGCTTCGGCTAAGTTCTTCGACGATTGCACGCACCCCCAGCCGATCAACCGACACGCCAACGAGCACCTTCGCCGAGCTGGTCGCCGAACAGGTCGTGACGAACCCCGAACTGTTCCTTTCTCGCACGCAGGCGAACGTCCTACGGCAGTTGCTCATCGACGATGGCAAACCCAAAAAGGACACGGCAAAGACTCTCAACTACAAGCGGGCCAGCAGCCTCAGCATGATCATCCGGCGGATTAAACATGAACTCCGGGAGATCGATGTTGAGGGGATTGGCATGGAACTACTAGCCAAGCAGAAATCGGGGGGTATTCAATGAGCGCAATCATCGGTCCATTGGTGGCCGAATTGTCTCCGACTGATCGGGCGCTGCTCAATGGCCTGTCCGACAAACTTGATGCCGTCGGCGTCGGCTTGGTCGCGGTCGGCAAGCCTCTCGCGGGCGGCACGCTGGACCTGGTGGCAGGCGATGACTACGACGTGGCCAGCGGGCGATCGATTCGATTCCAGCTCGTCGGGGGGCCGTCCCTCACTGATGGCACCGTCTCCCTGATCCTCGATTCGACCTTCGACAGTTCGAGCCTTGAGGTACAAGGTCAGGTCCTCGCCGCCGATGCCATTGAATTTGAGATCGGCTCCGCTGACACAGTCTCGCTCTATGGGGGCACGGGGGCCTACGCGTACCGCATCGTCGGCCAGCTCGCCGGCGGCGAAACGGTCACGCTCGCGGTCGGGGCCGTCAACGTCTTCGCCTAAGCTTCAGAAGAACATGAGGGGGGAATCAGTGGACGACGAATCCAAGATCATCGCCGAGGCCCTTGAGGTGCTGCCTGCATCCATTCGGGCTGACTACCACGGCATCGCCTATCTCAAGGCGCAGACCGTTTCCGATCTTCCCCGCGCAGACCAAGTGCGGGCAATCGCCAGACACGTGCGGTACCGGTCTCGCGTTGATCGCCGCTCCTCTTCCTTGGAAGTCCTCCCCCGCATCGATGAATCCGCCTGTGATCCCGCCGCGGCGGCTGAATTGAAAGATGCGATCGGATCGCTGCTGCTCGAAGACCAGGCCATCATCAGCCTGATCCTGGCGGGCTTCACCCATCGTGAGATCGGGAAGATCACCCGCACATCCGCCGCGACGATCACCCGCCGGCTCAAGCGTCTGCGTCCCTTCCAGGGGGCCGACTGATGCGGATCATGTACCTTGGCAAACCAAGCAACGCCCCTGCTCTCCGCACTGATACAGCCGCGATGATCCGCAAGCATCGGGACAACGCCCGTCATCGCAGGATCATTGCCACCTACCGCAAGGCGCATCCGCTGTGCGAGCGGTGCCTGGTCCAGGGGCACACTTCCGGGGCCGACGAGATTCATCACATGGTGCCTGTAGCTGAAGGAGGACAGACAAGAGATGAGAACCTTCTGTCCCTGTGCCTCAGATGCCACGTGCTCATTGCTCTCGCTCCGCTGCCCTTGCAGGTGCAGATCAAGACCCTCAGTCATCAGCTCATGACCAAGTAAGCAACCACCTTTAAGAAAGGAATTCCATGTCCATTTTCGGAAACGTCGCCACCACTTCGCCGCTCGATCCTGCCGAGGAACTGCTCGCCCGCTGGTTCCGCCACAAGGAATCAGTCGATTTCGTTGACCAGGTGATCAACCTTGTAGGGTGTGGAATTCTGACCGGCAATGAGGCCCGCGCCATGCTGAAGCTTACTCCTCTCCCTGCGAGCGTCGACGACGTGCTCAAGACCCGCCTCCCATAAGCAGATATGACAGCATGACACCCCAAGGGGGTATGGGGGGATAGGCCTGGGAATGTCCAGACCCCGCATGCTCTCCACCGCGACCGCCAGCTGCCTTTTTTTCCCGGCAAGTTAGGGGGGGTGGGGGGTACCCGCTCCCGGATATACAGAAAAGGATCCACCAAATGCACATCGAATCCGTGCCGATTGACTCGGTTTTGCCTGATCCCGCGAACGTGCGAACCCACTCGGAACGCAACCTCGCGGCCATCAAAGCATCGCTCTCCCGCTTCGGACAGCAGAAGCCGATCGTCGTTGATGGCAACGGCATCGTCCGCGCCGGCAATGGCACCCTCGCGGCCGCCAAAGCCCTGGGCTGGACTTCCGTCAACATCGTCCGCACCGCTCTCGTGGGCAGCGAGGCAACGGCCTACGCGATCGCTGACAACCGCACCGGTGATCCGGAAGTGGGGTCGCTCTGGGACAACGGGGCCTTGGCGGAAACCCTCGCCGCGCTGAAGGCGGAAGATGCCGATCTCGCCGTGTGCACCGGCTTCACGCTCGATGAACTCTCGGCGCTGACCGCCGGCGGCACCGGGGCCATCCCCGAGGGGGCCGACGGCCAGGAATTCGATGAGAGCGCTGCCGATGATGTCGAGACGATCACCTGTCCGCACTGTGGGCAGGAGTTCCCGAAGTGAGCGAACCCGATTTCAAAGTCGTTTCAACTTTCTCTGGATGCGGAGGCTCAAGCCTCGGCTACCAGCTCGCTGACGGGAAGGTCTTGCTCGCTTGCGAGTGGGACCAGAATGCGGTGGACACCTACCGTGCGAACTTCCCCAGCACCGACGTCTTCCATGGCGACATCGCGAAGCTGTCGGTTGATGAAGTCCTGCGCCGCACTGGCTTGAAGCCTGGCGAACTGGACATCTTCGATGGAAGTCCGCCGTGTCAAGGCTTCTCGACCTCGGGAAGGCGCGACTTCGCCGACCCGCGCAATCAGCTTTTCCGGGAATATTGCCGGCTGCTTCGCGGCCTCAGGCCCAAGGTCTTCATCATGGAAAACGTCAAGGGCATGATCCTCGGCAAGATGAAGCTGACCTTCGCCGTGATCCTCCGTGAGCTGAAGTCCTGTGGGTACCAGGTCAAGGCGAGGGTTCTGAACGCCGCATTCTTCGGGGTTCCCCAAGCACGGCAGCGGATCATCTTCGTAGGGGTCCGCGACGACCTGGGCATCGAGCCCAGCTTTCCCGCGCCCAGCACTTCGCCCATCAGCGCCCGCGCCGCACTGATCGGGGTCCAGAATGATCCGGCCGAGGTCGCCATGCTTCTCGCCGCGGGCAGGAAATACTCGGCCTACAAAGACTGGTCGAAGATTCCGGTAGGCTCGAACCGGCACAAGGCGGGCCTGGGCTCGGGCTTCAACGCATGCAAGTTCCATCCGGACAAGCCCGCACAGACCATTCGGAAAATGGACGGAAACCTCGGTATGCACGGGTGCCTGCATTGGGCGGAGCAGCGCCGCTTTACCCTCGCCGAGCTGAAACGGTTCGGCAGCTTCCCGGACGATTTCAAGTTCGTGGGCACCTGGTCGGATGCCGTGGAGCGGATGGGCAACTGTGTGCCGCCGCTGTTTATGAAGGCGATCGCCGCACACATCCGCGACGCGATCCTGAGCCAGATTCCGAAGGGGGAGTGAGGGTATGGGGGCTCGGGGACCAGCGCCGTTGCCGTCAGCCGTGAAGCAGGCCAAGGGGACCTACAGGGCTGACCGTGCGCCAGCACGTGAGGCCAAGCCCATCGGCAAGCCAACCTGTCCCGCCTGGCTCAAGGACGCAGACGCGAAACGTGAGTTCAAGCGGCTGTGCAAGGAGCTCGGTGAGATGGGCCTTCTCGGTGCTGCCGATACAAACGTCCTTACCCGCTACTGCGTGAACTGGATTCGCTGGCGGCGCGTGTCCCAGACCCTGGCAAGCAATCCGGGGGCCGAGTTCATGGTCATCAAGGACGATAAGGGACACCCGAAGATGATGCAGGTTTCCGCGGTTCACAGCGTGGAGCGCAGCCTGGCCGATCAGCTCACGAAGGCTGAGACTTCTCTAGGTATGAACCCCAGCGCCCGCAGCCGGATCAACGTCGACCGCGACGACACCAGTGGATTGGAGCTGCCCGAATGACCGACAGCTCGCACATCCTCACCCACTCTGACGAGCAGGCCATCAGCGAAGGTTGCTACTTCGACGAAGCGAAGGCCGAGAAGGCGATCGACTGGATCGAACGAACCTTTTCTGTCCGTCTATACGTATGGCAGGCTCAAATCCTGTGCCGCTATTTTGGGTGGCGGCGGGCCGATGGCGGATACAGGTTCACGAAGCTGTATGTGTGGATCCCGAAAAAGAACGGGAAGTCCTTCTTCATTGCCGCGCTGCTGGCCTACAAGCTGTTCGAGCTCCGGGACGGGCGAATCTATTCCGCCGCGGTCAATGCCAAGCAGGCGGGCATCATCCTCGATCAAGCAATCCGCCTGCTCAAGGGTTCACCCGCGATCAAGCGGATGATGAAGCCCCGCACCGGCAAGGTCCGTGCGTTCAATACGCCTTTCCGCCGGGAGATCATTTGCGACGTGACGGGCTCCCGGTACCTGTCGCTGTCCGATACTCCCGATGCGGCCGACGGCCTGATCCCCGACGTCATTGCCCTCGACGAACTTCACCGGATGAAGAACGGCACCATCGACATCCTGGAAGGCGGTGCGACGAATAACCCGGACGCAATGCGTGTGATCATCTCAACCGCTGGCAGCGGTGACAAAACCCACCGTTCCTGGGAACGATACGAGTACACAAAGAAAGTTTTGACCGGTGAAGTTATCGATGTCCAGCTCCTGCCGGTCATCTTCGAATGCCCGGATGCCGAGGCCCTCAAGGGCGCGGACATCTACGACCTTGACCGGCTCGTCGCATGTAACCCGGTCCTGCAGGAAGACGAGGCCAAGCGCGAACAGGCCCGGAAGGAAGTGGATGAGGCTCGGATTCTCCGCAATGACGCGTGGTGGCGGCGCTTCCGGCTCGGGCAATGGCTGACGACGGACGGCGAGGAGTACATCCCGGCGGCCGCGTACGACGCCTGCAGGATTGACCCCCTCCCTGAACCCGACCTCGCCGGCGCTGAATGCTTCGTCGGCCTGGATAAATCAGACGGTGCCTGGGACCTGACCGCGGCCACGCTCCTGCTTCGCCTCCCTGATGGCGGACTTTATGAGCGGCACCTGACCTTCGCCTATGCCGACCGGCTAAAGGACATGAGCGAGCGCGACGACCGCGACTACCAGAAAGATGTCGAGTCCGGTGAGCTCATCGCCATCCCCGAAAACGCGATCTCGGACGAATGGATTTTCGGCTTCATCAGCGACGCGATGAGGCCCTACCAGGTGAAGCAGATTGCCGCCGATCCCCATGCAGCCGCGTACCTGCTGGAACGCTGGAAGGCTGAAGGCTGCGACGTGGTGGCGGTGCAGCAGAACAACAACCGGCTTCTCACGCCCGTCATCGAGGACTACGCCAATCGCGTCCGGCAACGCCGGATCGTGCACGCGCACAACGCGATTGTGGACTGGCAGCTCTCGTGCGCCCGGGTGTTTACCACGGCAAAGGACACCAAGAAAATTGTCAAGGCCGGGACAACAGCCGCGGGCCGGGGCGGGACCGGGCACATCGACAACGTTGATTCACTGCTCAATGCGCTCGCAGCGCTCCGTGCCGCTGAAATTGTAACCGCCGCCTACGGCAACTCTGGAATCGTCTTCGCTTAATTACTAGGGGGATACTCAGCATGGGGTTACTCAATTGGCTCTGGAATCGCTCGCCCGCGTTGACCGTGCCGGCCGACCAGCAGCGGATGATCAATGGCATCCCGGTCACCATGAGCTACGCGCCCGATGGCTCGAAGCCCTGGGCCGCCGTCGATATGCTCAGCATCCCAACGATCAGCAACGCCATCGAGGTGAAGTCCAACGACGTTTCACAGATTCCACTCTACGTGTACTTGCGGGGGAGCTCCGGCCGCCAGCGGGTTCGCGGCACATTGGATTACCAGCTCAGTGAGCAGCCGAACCGCTATCAGAACGCCGCGGTGTTCTGGAAGACGGTGGCGATGCAGGCCACTATCGGTGAATGCTTCATCTCCATGCGCGGGGGCGAGTTCAACATTCTGCCCTTCGGCTACACCGTGCCATATACGACCCCCGAGGGTGAGGCACGCTACGCGACTGTCTACTCCGAGCCGGAACTCCAGAGCCTGGGGGCAGCAGCGGGAAGCGTCATCATCAAGGACACCTTCGACTATCGCGAGGTCCTCCATCTCTACACATTCCAGACCGAGTGCGGCCAACTGATTCCGATGCGTGTGCGCTTCTGCCATGTCCTCGGACTAGGTTCCTCGCTCTACCAATACTCGTCGAACATCTTCAACCGTGGTGGGGTCATCGCTGGCTATCTCTCCACGGATCAGCAGGTTCACATTGACAAGAAAAAGGAAGCAGCCTCCCAGTTCAAGGAAACCATGACTGCGCAGTCCACCGGCCGGGGCAATAAGTCACAGATCGCGGTGCTGGATGGCCACTGGAAATTCACCGCTCTGAACTTTACGCCCCAGGAACTGATGCTCCTAGAAACGAAAAAGGATTTGCAGCGGGACTTTGCCCAGATCGTGAACGTCCCGCCTTGGAAGGTGGGCATGCTGGAGGACTACAAGTATGCAACCGCCGAAGCTGCGCAGCGGGAGTATTTGCAATCCTCTCTGAACCCTCTTCTGAACCTCATCGAGCGCGAGTTAAATTCCAAGGCGATCAGTGATTTTGAGCGGCCCTATCTGTACATCGAGTTCAACCGCGAGGCCCTCATCACGATCGATGCCAAGACGATGGCGGAAGTTGATCACATTGCAATTCAGGACGGCACAATGACCCGCGACGAATGGCGTGCTCGCCGGAACCTCCCGCAAGGTGGGCAAGGTATTGCCCTCATGCCCGTCAACGCCACCAGCACTGAGTATGCTGTCCAGAGTGAAGCCCTTAAGCTCGAATCGTTGCGGTTGGATGTCGAGATCAAGCGGGCCGCCCTGGCAGGGCAGTCCACAAAGCCCACCCTGACCATTGCGGCCGCGCCACCCGCGGCACCGTCCCCCGGGCCTAATCCCTTGGCAGATGCCTCGAACGCCCCGGACTTCACCGCCAGCCTTCGGGATATTCAGCGCCGGTGGTCGGACGGCCTGACCCCCGAGCGGCTTCAGGATGCGGGGCAACTGCCTGAGATGGTCCGATCGGTCGTCGGCGAAGTCGCCGAGCTTCATGGCGTCGGCGGACATCTGGAGCAGTTCGCCGAGAAGTATTCCAGCGCCGCAATGAATCGTTTCGCATCGGGCGAAATCAATCCCGCTTATGAGATCAACCGACTGGTGAATGCGGCAAACTATGAGGCCCTCCGTTTGGCCCATGGCGTCAAGGTCCGGGTGCGATGGGTCGGCGGGGAAAATGACGGCCAGACACGCACTCTCGGTGAACCCTGGCAGGGAACGCTCCGTCATCCGCCCATCAAAGACGGCGAGCATGATTCGTTCCTCGTACTGGAAAAAATATGAGGGTCCCTGAAACAGAATGCCCTTATCGATTGCGTAAAGGGTATGAGCGACGCGCAGACAACCCGCACCATCGAAGGCTGGCTGATCAAGTACAACAGCCCCTCCCAGCCCATCACCCTTCCAACCGGGCGCAAGGTCTATGAGATGATCCTCCCCGGGGCCTTCGCCGAGTCCGTTGATGCGATCAACCGGGGGGCGGCTACGGTGGAGGCGAATATCGAGCATGTCGATGACGCGATCAGCCGCATCGGTCTGTCGGGAAAAAACGTCACCGTCGAACATCGGAACGAGGGGGTCTATGCGACGGTCCGGCTTGTAGGCGACACCATCAGCGCCGACCTCTTCGCACGCGTGCAGGCCGGACTGGTCACAGGCATGAGCGTCGAATTCGAGCCTTCGCCGCCTGACGCGGAACCCGCCTATCAGTTGGTCAACGGTGATTACGTCCGCACATGGAACAAGTTAACGCTAGCGGGCTTCGCGGTCACGACCGACCCGGCCTATCCCGAAGCACAAATCACGAAGGCAACCGAGACGGCGGCGGCCCCGGCTTTCACCCGCTCCCTCGCAACAGCGGAAATCACCCGTATTCAAGCGGAAATCGAACGGACCGAGGCCACGGACATGAAGCGGCAGCATGAGTTCTACGAACACCAAGCGTATTTGCTGGGAATCCGGAAGTAAGCGACGGCGCTCCGGCGGGAGCGTGCTCAAACCTGATCCCCATATGTAACCAAGAAAAACGACCCCCGATAAAGGAACACATTCAGATGACCATTCAAGAAATCGAAGCCAAGATTGCCGAGCTCAAGACCAAGTACCAGGGGACCCTGGACACGGTGAAAACTGAGAACCGCGCCATGACCGCGGCCGAGACGACCAGCCTCGACACGATCAAGGGCGAAATCGCGGCGTTGGAAAAGCAGGCGAAAGACGAGAAGGCCGGCCAGGACGCGGCCGCCGTCGCTGATGCCGTTCAGAACCGCAACGCCGCGGCCCTTCGCGCCGGCGGGCAGAAGAACCCCAGCGAGATGGACAAGAACTCCTATTTCCGCAGCATCGCCAAGGGCGGCCAGGACATCGGCAACAAGGAAGTCATCGCCGACATCGTCAAGCAGTTCAACCTGACTTCGCCCATCTTCGCCGCTCATGCCAACGTGCAGAAGCGCTCTACGGGCAACACCTACGAGTTTGCTCAGATCAGCAAGGGCGGCGCGGGCTACGTAAAGACCGAGGGCAACGCCGGCACCACCGACAGTGCTTCGGCCCTCACGATGGTTGCCCAGACGTTCAAGACCTACTCGGGCCAGAAGGTCCTGGTCACGCAGGAAGCGATGGACGATGCGGCCTTTGACCTCTCGCAGGAAGTGACGACCCTCGGCCTGGCAAAAGCCACGCTGGCGTTCGGTGCCGACTGCGTCACCGCGCTCAAGTCCGCATTCTTGGTTTCCACCACGTTCACGCCGACCGAAACGGCGGCGACCTCGTGGGCTATCTCCGATGTCGTTGCCGCATACTACGAAATCCCCGTCCGCAACCGTGCCGCCGGCGTGAAGTTCATTTGTGCGCCCGCGACGGCCAAGGCCCTCATCACGCTCCTGACGCTGGACAATTCCCCGCAGGCCGCAGCCATCGGCCTGACCAAGGAAAACATTATTGAGGACGATTCGGTCGATGCCGACGTGCTGTTTATCGGCAGCATCACGCTGGCCCTGGCGATCGGCATGAAGATTCCCGTGCGGACCTTCGTGCAGGAAGTGTCGGAAGGTACCACGTTTGAAGTGCAGCCGCGCTTCGCCGTGGGTCTTCGCGACGGCACTGCCCTGGCCGTCCGGAAACGCAAGGCCTCGTAACCGGCCCATAACTTTGGTGATTCCCGCCTCAGCGCCCGCGTCGGATGAAACACTCCGGCGCGGGCTTTTCCCCGAGAGCCCATGGCAATTGATCCCAAGAAACATCTCAACCGCGTCAAGACCGAGCTTCGGATCAGCGGCACCAATGATGATCCGCGGCTGTGCCTGCTGATCGCCGAGGCGGCCTATTCCCTGCAGCGGTTCAAGTGCAAGGAACTCGTCGACACGGTTTCCGACGCCTCAACGCAGATCACTCTCTCGCCGCTCGATGTCCGCTACCTGATCGTTTACGTGGCGCTCCAATATGACGGCGATGAAGCTCTCAGCGCCGCCCTCGGCACCGTACTCGAACATGTGAGGGACAAGTAATGCCGCGAGTCCTGATCAATCCCAAAGAACTCCGCCACCCGATCATCATCGAGGAGCGGTTCTCTGAGGTCTCCCGTAACGAATACGGGGAAGAGCTCAACGCTGATGCGGCCAACTGGAAGACGGTGACCACCGCCCACGCCGGCATTCAGCCCCTGGCGGGCCGCCAGCTCGAGTATGCGAAGACCATCGTTGATAACGTATCTCATCTGCTGACCGTTCGCTTCAATCCCGCGATCGCGGCCGGCCAGCGTATCCGCTTCGGCGATCGCACCTTTGCCGTCAATGCCGTCATCGATGAACAGGAAATGAAAGTCAAACAACTCCTCTACTGCACGGAAGTCCGGGTGGCCGGGTGAACGGCGACTTGGAAATCAAAGGTCTGGACGAATTGCGGAAACGCATGGAAGCGACCGAGCCCGCCGTCCGTAAGAAGCTCATGCGGAAGGCCCTGCGCGCCGGGGCCAAGGTCATCGCGAACCAGTGCAAAGCCGACGCGCCGGTCAAGTCCGGCCTGCTGCGTTCCAAGATCAAGGTGCGTTCCGGCAAACGTAAACGGGACACCATCCGGATGCTCGTCGCCATCGGGAAGAAGGACTTCCAAGGCCAGACGTTCTATGGCGGCATGGTGGACCGGGGGCATAAAACGGGAAAGCGCGGAAGCAAAAACCGCAAGCAGATTCCCGGCACCTTGTTCCTGGAGAAGGCTTTCGAGAAGGCCCGCAAGCTCGCGGCCCAGATGATCTTCAACACGCTGAAGGGGGGCCTAACTCCTGACGTCGCCAAGCGGGAAGGGGGCGAGTGATGGGACCCGCGCTGGTCAGCAAGCTCTCGTCCGCTCCGGCCGTCACGGCCCTCGTCGGCAACCGGATCAGCCCCCAGGTAAACACCGCGGGCAAGTTCCCGCAGATCGTTTATGAAATCAGCAAGCAACTCATGCCGGCGATCAACAGCGGCGACGAACTCAAGAAATACATGATCACCCTCACCATCGCCGCATTGAACTACGCCGATGCCGACGAGCTCGCCGGGAAAGTGAAGGCCGCCCTTCACGAGCAAACGGACGCGTGGGGCGAGGCCTTTGTTCGAAGCAGCCTGATCCAGGATGAGGAACAGGACGAAGAACACGATCCCGAGGACCCCACCCGCATCTATCACACGGTCACCCAGACCTATCAGGTTTGGGCTTTCACAGGAGATTGACCCATGCCGACACTGCAGACCAAGGACGCCACGGGCGATAAGGCGCTGATCGAGTATTCGCTCGACGGCACGACCTACACCGCGTTCGCGGACATCATCGACATCGACACCAACGAAATCACCGCCCCCGAGGTGAAGAACACCCCGATCGACGCGGACGCTGAAACGTCCCAGCCGGGCCGTCCCGATTACGGCAAGGTTTCCCCGACGCTCAAGTTCAAGAAGGCCGTGGCCACGATCATCCGCGGCTGGATGAAGAACAAGACGATCCTCTTTTTCCGCGTGACCGTCCGGGACAAAGGCGCGGGCACCGGTGCCACCGATTCGGCCTATGCGTTTCAGGGATGGGTGGAGACCTACAGCGCCTTGGGAACCCTGAAGGCCGGCGAACTCATCGTCAGCAAGCTGGACATCAAGATCACCGGCGAAGACACCTTCACGGAAGGCAGCGCCGGCACCTGATCCAGCTGTAGCCTCTCCCTCGATTCTGTTTACCCGTACTGGAAGCATTCATTATGAACGCACGCGAATTGATTCTCGCCTCGGCTCCCGCCAAGAGCCCCCAGGTATCAGCTGTCGATACCGGCCAGTGGGGAACCATGCATGTACGCGTCATGAGCGGCACCGAGCGCGACGCCTACGAAGCGCAGGTGTATCAGAACTTCGACGAGGCCACCGAGCAATGGATCCGTCCCGAGAACTTCCGCTCCTGTCTCCTGGTACGCACGGTGTGCGACGCCAACGGGGCGCGGCTGTTCAAGGATGACGAGCTTGAGCAGCTAGGGGCCGCCGATCACCGGCTCCTGCACGCGCTCTATCAGAAGGCCTTCGACATCAACAAGCTTGGCCCCGCGGCGGTGGACGCCGAAAAAAAAGGCTAAGGGCTGATCCCGACTTGTTCTTCTGGCATGAACTTGCCCTGGAACTGGGGTGCACGGTGGAGGAGGCCCAGGCCCGGGTGGACTCCGCGGCGTTCACCCGCTGGAGGGGTTTTGATGCCCTGAGCCCCATCGGGCACAAACGCCGCGATCGGATGATGGCCGAGGTCTGTGCGACGGTCATGCGGTCGGTCGGGGTCAAGTGCGAATGGAAGCACTTCATGCCGGTCTTCGACCGCGGAGACAGGACCATCAGCGAACGCATCGCCGTCGCGCTCTCGGGCTTTGAAGTAACGGGGGGATAATCAGTGGCCATCTTCGGCGTCATGACGGGCATCCTGGATGCCGAGACAAGCGGCTGGACCAAGGGCTTTCAGTCCGCCGGCCGTGACATGTCTAACCTCGATAAGAAGTCCAAGGGCTTTTTCCGCGACCTCAAGAGCAATTTCGGCAAGAGTTCAACCCTTGGCCAGTCCCTCAAGCTCGCCGCCGGCGGTGGCGCGGTGGGTGCTTTGACGGCGGCGGCAAGGCAGGTTCAGGGCTTTGCCGACGAGCTCGCCCACATGCGGGCCGAGATCGACGCGGGCAACGCTTCCTTCGTCGACATGGCCGACCAGGGAGCCCGGGCCTTGCCCATCATCGGGGCCTTCTACTCGGCCGGCCGCTCCATCCGGGAAGCGATCATGGGCGAGCAATCCGCCCTCGACACCGCCAACCGGGAAACCGACTCATACAACAAGACAATTGAGCACGCCTTGGAACGCCGCTCGGAGATTCTGCGCCATCATAATGAATTGATCCGTGAGTTCGCAGACATCCAGCGGACCGCCGAACAGGGCACGGCCCTGGCGGGGGCCGACGACGCCAAGAAAAAAGTGCTGGAAATCCAGTTCGACGCAGAGAACCGCAAGAAGGCCCTGCAGGACAAGATCGACACGAGCGAGGATTTCAAGAAAATCCCCAAGCTCCAGCAGCAGCTCGATATGTTCAACCAGTCGATCGCCCAGAACGCCCAGCAGATTGCCGATGCGCAGGCCAAGGCCGCGGCACTCGCCAAGGAACAGCGGGCTTCTGCCACGCCCGGTTATTACGAACGGGAACTGGGGGCCTACGCACACTACATTGCCCAGCTTGAAGACCAGGGCCAACAGTTGGCACGGTCCGCCCAGCCCCTGCGTTCAGAGCTCGCGACGCTTTCCGATTCAATGAAGAAGGACCAGGCCGCGGCGAACCAGGCCAAGGCGGCGATCGACCAGGAGGCCAAGGCCAAGCTCGATGCCATGCGGGCCGCGGACTTCTCGGCGGCCGTGGCGAAAAAGATCGGGGCCATCGGGCATCAGTGGATGGAAGCGGCGAAACCCGCCGAGGAGTTCGTCAAAGGCATTCTGGACAGCGCCCAGCGGATGAAGGAAGAAGGCAAGAGCCTCAAGGAATCGCTCCGAACCCCGACGGAGAAATACAACGACACGCTGGAGCACCTCAAGGTCCTGTTTCGGGGCGGGAACATCGACCCTGGCACCCTTGCCCGGGGGTCCCTCAAGGCCCTGGAAGAGTACCAGCAGGCCAAGAAGCCGCCGACGCTCAAGGCCGTCCAGGCCGAGGAGCTGCGCGGCGAAAAATACCTCACGGCCGCCGATGCCGATGGGGGCCAGAAGGAAGCCAACGCCCTGGCAAAGAAGCAGCTTGAGGCACAGTTAAAGCAGCTCGGTCTGACGGAAAAGCAGATCAAGGCCGCCGAGCAGGACATTACCGTTTCGATTCCGTGAAGGAAGGCCGCGCGTGCCGACACCCACCGTCATCAGCGTCGTTCAGCTCGGACCCGTCACCGGGTCTGTTTCCATTGGCAAGAGCACCAGCGGACAGGAGGTCCGCAAGTACCGGGTGACCTTCAGCGCCGTCGGGGCCAACACGGCCGATGCGATCAACGCCACCACTGAGTCCAATGGCAGCGTGCCGGCCTTCGGCGTCTTCTCCGGGCCATTCATGCTGACAGGCAAAGATGCGTCACAGGTCACTGAGGACGGCCGCCTGTGGGACGTTGTTTGCACATTCACCCTGCCCCAGCCTGGCGAGGAGTCCAAGCCCCAGGATGAATCCGTGACCCGGTGGGCGATCAATATCACCTTCTCGGGCCTGCCCTACGAAACGGAAATCCAGAAGAACCCCGCCGACGACAAGCCCATCCTGAACAAGGTGGGCGATCCGATCTCCGGCGTCATGGACACGAAGTATGACGAAACCCTGAACGTTGCCTTCACTTCGACCACCGGCCTCTTTGACGTCATCGACGCGACCAAGGGAAAGGTCAACAGCTCAGACCTGACCATCACGATCAACGACGAGGAGGTCACTTACCCGGCCGGCAGCCTCAAATTCGACGACTACAGCATCGAGTACACCCTCGACGCCAACGGCTCAACGTACCCGCGGCTGACGCTCAAGTTCCTTTACCGCTTGGACGGCTGGACTCGCAAAATCGCGAACAAGGGCTTTCGCAGGCTGGTCGACGGAAAGGCTGTCTGGATTCTCGACGATGACGGCCAGCCGATCAGGGACCCGGTCTACCTCAAAGCCGATGGCTCGGACAAGCTCCCCGCAGGCTCCGTCGTCAACACCATCGACCTTGAACCCAAGACGGCGGACTTCTCCGGGCTCTTCGCGGGAGTGGTCACCTGATGGCAAGGCCTCGGGCCAATTTCGATTTGCGGACCGCCCAGCGCGTCGCCAAGGCTACGCAGTGGGTAGAGCAGCAGCCCCGCGCCAGCGAGTCCGCCAGCTACGGCAAGCCCGGCTCCCTGCCGGGTTTCTTTCCCGTCATCATCAAATGGAGCGCCGGCAACGACGGCACCTATAGCAAATCCACCAACACGGGCAGCGTCGCAAGCTGGACCTATGACCTCTATCCCCTAAATGACACCGGCTACAGCACCAAGCTCAATAAGGCTGGAGCGCTGCAGCCCAAACGTTCTCCCGCGCGGATGTTCATCGGCCCCGTCGGCAAGGCCGCGGACGGCTCAGTGGGCATTGCGTACTTCGATTCGACCGGGGCCATTGCCCTGTGGGACCTCCCTGAAACCCGGGCAACGGAGGCCTGCAGCTAATGTGGCTTGGGACCAATGGGGGAGTTCTTCTGGGCACGATGGGGCGGATTGCCCCGTGCCCAGTCCTGTGCTGGGATGCAACGGTCCCCGCGGGCCGCCCCTCATCGGTCACGCTCGATCTCTCCGGAACCTGGGACTTGTCCGCCGTGGCAGGTGCCTGTGGCAGTTGCGGCATCGGAACCGCATCGCCGGCGACCACTTCCATCGTGATGACTTACGTCCCGCAAAATATCCCCAACCACGACGCCGAGTATTACATTGGCCCGAATGCTGCCTACAACGTCGGGGGCTTCATCATCACCGACATTCGTCTTTATCCCGCCTACCGCAACTTCAGCAAGTGGTTTCCTGATTCTTCGCCGCCCCTGGGCATAGATGACCCGTGCGTCTACTGGACGCTTCGCATCTACTTTGCCCGCAGCGTCGGCACCGGCTTCGGTTCGCAGGTTTGGTACCAGCAGGCCCTGAGCACCAATGACCCCTTGGCCCAGTACCTCCCCGCAACGTGGGGCGCGGCGTACAACTCCCACTGGTGCACATGCTTGACCGGGTGCGGCGGCGGCTCCGACCAGATACCAGTCACCGTTCCTCCCAGCCTAACGGTGCTGTGATGACATGCCCCCATGCTCCCCACTGCCCCCTCGTCAACGGAGGCTGTGCCATCGGCCCCAACCCCTCTCCAGGAACGCGGGCGAGGTTCCCCGATTGCGCGGGAGCCGGAACCTGGCCGGCGGCACTTCCGCCCAGATCGGCAGAGCAGGATGACTGGAAGGCACGCGGCCCCAAGATGTGGGCCGAGCTCCATGCACGGTCGCTGGACTACTCTGGCGATCGCGGGGCCGAGGAGAAATGGCTTGAGGACTTCCGAGCCCGGATCAGTTGCGGGGCCTGCCGGGAGCATTGGGAGGAGCTGCTCAGGCAAATGCCGCCGGACCTCTCCGGGCCGATCGCTTACTGGGTGTGGACGGTGCGGGCGCACAACGCGGTCAACCAACGTTTGGGAAAAAGGGAGTGGACGGTTGTTGATGCTTGGGCTGTGGAGGCGCAGGATGGCTTCCGCGAGAGTTGAGCCCCTCTCATGCCGGCGTTTCCGGCTCGAGATAGCCATACCACCCTTTCATCTCGACCGCTAAGACGTAAGAACCCGCTGCCCAAACCGTGTCGGCAATTCCCTTTGCATGTCCTGCGACCTTCTCCACGGTTAGATCGCTTATAATCGCATACTCAGCGTGAGGAAGGTGGTAGACGGTGCCGCCGTTGGCAATAATAGTTCGTTTGTAGAAGGCTGCTCCCATTGCCTGATGTAGAGCGCCATAGTCGCTCCCGGACGGGCTTCCCTTAAGCTCTACCCGAACGATAAATTGCGGCAT